GGGTGGCATAGCCCCCGGCGCACGGATCTTCTCCATCAATCGGCCGAGATGGGGCTCTTCGACCATGTCGAGCCGTCCCGAACGGTCCTTGGCCGGATAACCCCAGGAGTTGATCGTCTGGCAGACGAAGGCGCGATACGGCGCGCCGCTGTCGGTCCGCAGCTCGGCCATGGTGATGACCTCGTCGACGATCCCCGGCAGTTCCAGCCCGGTCTTGGAGCCGTCGATCTGCGGCACGAAGACCTTGCGATTGAAGTCGTCGAACTTCGTGTCGAGGATGCCGACGAACCAGACGTTCTTCGCCCGGGTGTGCTGAAGATGCGTGAGCCAGGCGATCATCTCGCGGCCATGCAGCCCGTAGGCACCCCGCAGGTCGGGTTTGCCCGTCTTCTCGGACGTCGCCTCGGGCTGGCCCTTGCACCACTGGAAGCAGAGCCGGCCGGCCACGGTGATCGAGTCGACGAAGATCGTGCCGTACCGGTCGAGCGCGCTCGGGTCGCCGTACTTCTTGCAGACTGCCTCGTAATGCGCCCGGCTGTAGGGCTGGTCGTCGCGTAAGCTGGGGTTGGGCCCGCCGATGAACACCGCGAAATCCCGGCATTCGATCCAGGTGCGCGGACGGATCGTGTCGCCCGGCCAGCCCTCTATGGCGAGGTCGCCCGCTTCGAGATCGAAGAACAGCGTCGTGCTGGCATCCAGCGTCCACAGAAGCGAGGTCTTGCCGATCCCGCTGGCCCCGAAGATGCAGCCCTTGATGCCGTGCGATTCTGCCAGCCGTTCGTCGGCGCTGATGATGGGAAGGGTCATGCCAGCACCTCTTCCCGCGCGCCCGATACCGCGCCATTGCCGCTGGTCACCGCGGCATGGAGCGCGTCCAGCCGGTCCGCTTCGGCGAGGCATTCGACACCCTTGCGCCGCATGAAGCGCCGCGCATCATCAAGCAGTGCGGGCTCCGCGATGAGATCCGGGATCGCGACGTATTCCGCCGCGCTCTCGACGAAATAGGACTTCGAACGCAGGTCCTTCACCAGCGGCGCAAACTCCGCGCAGATGTCTGCAAAATCCGCCTGGCCCGACCCGTCATCCTGGTTGCGCAGGATGCGCTTGATCTCCGTGACGATCCCCGTACGCAGCATGCGCAAGGCGCCTTCCTCGCGTGCCTGCGAGCAGGTCATCGGAAAGGCCGTTTCCATGATGTCATCGGCGATCCTGGGGGCGTTGTTGCCCAGGCGGGAGGCGATCTCCCAGACAGAGGCGGCAAAATCCGCCGATCGGCTATTCAGCATCGAACCACTCCGAGATTCCGTTGAAAACTGCCGCGCCACGGGCGATGGCCTCGGCGTCGAGGTGATGAAACGGCTCGTTCCGAGCCTCGCGCATGCCTTGCCGAGCGAGGGCGAGGTTTTCCTCGGTGGCCCATTCGACGAAGGCGCGAAACGTTCCGGTCACATGCTGCCAGGCCGCGCGTGCCGGCGCCGGCGGAACGTGCAGCGGATTGCGACGGCTCGCGGGGCGCTGTCGGCGCATCCCCCGCATCGCGGCATCGACCACGACCTTGCGCAGGGCTGCCCGGGTCGGCTCTTCTCCCTGCTCGAGACGCCGATCCAGCGCGCGACGCACGATGCCAGGATCCGCAGCTTCGGCATCGCGGATCTGGCGGGCCTCGTGGATCTGGTCGCGGCGCAGGCCGAGATCGGCGGTGCTGGCAATCGCGTTGCGGCCTTCAACGCGTTTGCGGGCACCATCATGAGCGCCGAAAACCTCGCCGCGGGACTGCGCAGCATCGTATTCATCGGCAAGCCGGCGCTTGGCGCGGGCTTCGATCTCGAGCGCATGGGCCTGTGCGCGATGAGCCGCCGCGACGAGATCGTCATGGGCGCTCTTGGCCTTCTGCAACCGGGCGGCGCGTTTGGCCACGTCATAGGCCAGACCGGCCATGTCACGCGCCTCGAGCACCTCGGCCGCGGTCTTCGCGCCCGCCAGCGTGCTTGCGGCGCGATCGATCAGGCCGGGCAAGTCCTTCGCGTCATGGGACATCGGAACAAGCGCGGTCATCGATCCGCCCCTTCCGGCTTGATCTCGACCTTGAGCGTGCCTGGCCTCACGGTCCGGGCGGGCTCGAATCCGGCGCGGATCGCCTCGGGCCAGGCGGCGTATTTGCGCTCGGACACCTTGTAGGTGACGTCGACATACTGGCTGGGGTCGTCGCCGGCGGCGCGAATGCGCTCAACCAAGGCGGCGAGTTGCTCCTGGTCCCATTCCACACGCTTCGGCAGATCCGCGACCACGGTGAAATCGCCATCGTCAAAGCGAACCGCGCCGGTGTCCTTGCCGCAGGCGCGGCGGACCTCGGCGGCGCGGGATCCGTAACGGACATCCAGCGCGGCATTGAACCGGGCGGTGACGGCGCGCATCTGGCGGGCGGCCTCGGCGATCTCGCGCTGCAGGACGGCCAGGAGTTCGACCGGCAGCTGGGCGATCTCGCCGGTGGGCAGGTTGAGCAGCTCGTCGATGCTCGGGGTGTTCTCGGGATATGGCATGGGGATCTCCGGTTTGGGGGATTGGTGTCAGGCGGCTTCGAGCAGTCGCATGGAGAGGGACGCGCCGGGCGGGCCCGGCCTGGGGCGGGCGATAGCGATGTAGGCGAATTCATCGGGGCCGAGCCGGGTCTGCACGAGATGCACGAGCCCCTGGTCCGCCGCGCGCATGGCCGCCGCCGCCACCCGTTGCAGGTTGCGCTGCTGTTCGGACGAAAGCCGCGAGACGACCGAGGTCGCATCCACCGCGAGGAATCCCCGGTGATAGACCAGCGCCTCGCCGGGCGCGGCCTGCGCGATCCAGGCGCAGAGCCCGACCTCGTCGAGCCCGGGGCTATTCAGCCCATGGATCGGCACCACCTCGGCCCCGGTGATGGGCGACAGGCGTCCCATCAGGCCGCTCCCGGCGCTGTGTCGGCGGTCTGCTGCAGCTGGCCCTGCTCGAAGGCGATGATGTCCTCGAGCCGGTAGACCACCCGCCCGCCGATCTTCATGTAGGCCGGGCCTTCACCCGCCCACCGCCAGCGCTCCAGCGTGCGGTGGGAAATGGTCCAGCGCCGGGCGAGCTCCTTCTGGTTGAGGCAATGTGGTTTCCGCATCATGCTTCCCCTCGTTGATGGTGTCGGGGAAGTGATGCCAAATCCCGCAAGGGGATGTCGTCAGGATCAGCGGGGGATGCGGAGGGGGATCACTTGCGCCTTGCGGCAGTGGGGTTTCCGGTCAGGTGGGGGATGGGTGATCCCCCACCATCCCCCAGCCGATCCCCCTTTGGCGCAATCCTTGAGTCGGATCGTGGGCGTGAAAGGCGAATCAATCCACGTTCAGGCGATAGCCGCCCTTGCGGTCCGAGCGGATCAGCTGCCGCCAGTTCTTCTTTGACTTGAACACGTCCGCCATGCGCAGGCTCTTCGAGCCGGCCATGCTCAGGATCGACTTGCCGTTCTGCCAGGGCTCGCCCGCCTGCGCGGCCGCGTGCAGCGCGCGTACCACCTCGGCCTGGATCGGGCCGAGCTTGAAGCGGTAGCCGTTGCAGCGCACCTCACGATAGTCGTCCGATGCCCAGAAGCCGCCGCTGTTGCCGATCCCAGACATTTCCGAGAAACCCTTCAGTTTTTCAAAGCGATCGCGCTCATCCCGCCGCAACAGGAGATCCCCGATCAGCACCAGGACCGGCTCCGCGCCGTCCTGCACGACCGCGTAGCCGGCTCGGTCCGTGCGGAACGCGCTGACGTGGATTTCACCGCAGCGGAATAGCTGGAAGACGTCCTGCGCATGCAAGTCCAGCAAGCCGTTGAAGCGGGTCCGCTCCCACGGCACCGGGAAGTGCTCCCCTTCCGGCGTCTCTTCAAAATCACCGAACTCGATCGGCACGCCGAACACCCGCACCGACAGCCGCAGCCTGTCATTCTCGGCGAGATAGATGAGGTCATCCTCGGAAATGGACCAGCGCTCCAGGATCTCGGGCAGCGTGAAGTACAGCTTCTCGATATGCATCCGCGCCCTCCGAATCCCGCCCCGATTGTTTACCCTTTGTTCCTATTCGCTTGACGCTGTGCAATCAATCCTGTTTTATCCTGTTTCATCCACAACCCTCTGGGGACAACATGACCTTGCATCACACACTGGCCGACCGCCTGAGGGCCCGCGCGCAGCAGCTCGGGCTGACGCCTGCCCATGTCGCCGAGATGGCCGGGGTCAACCGCTCCTTCGTCTACGACATCCTGCGGGGCCGTTCGACCCGTCCGAACGTCGAACGTCTCGGCGCCGTCGCGCAGGTGCTGAAGGTGGAGCGCGATTGGCTGATCCACGGCATCGGCGATGTCGAGGGCACACCCCCTTTCATCGAGAACCCCGACGAGGCCTTCGTCTCCATCGCCCATGCCAGCCCGCGCCCCTCCATGGGCGGCGGCGCGGTGGTGCAGGATCACGAGGACAGCGCCGGCCGCGCCTATCACTTCCGCCGCTCCTGGATAAAGGGCAGCCTCGGCGCCAGCCCCT